TATGTCATCTCCCAGAAGGGCGTAGTGTGAGAAATCTCTCATACCACACCGTCTGGCACTTATCATCACCACAACATGGTGGGATAAAGCTAACATACCTCAAGAGCTCAGAGCACCCATTGGTTGCCCTACCGAGTAACGTAAGCTCCCCATTCTATGGGATCAAGAGCGAGTTACAAGGAGATCTCTCCAAGCTGACCCGAAACTGGTAGACCCAAACAACAAGTTTAACACTTGTGCCTGGAATTCTATCGGTAACCGGTCCGTCGCCGCTGACAAGTCATATGACCAAAACTGGTTGGATCCAAGTAATCCTTCCTGTTTTAGGGAAATAAGACGAGTCAGAGGCTCTCCCTGATTGAATGTTCCGTCTGTAGGCAAGCGTTTTAGCAAGCCGAAGATGAAATCATTCAGAGGGGCGAGGAGAGACTGAGTAATACTATCAGTTATGGCGAATACACGAATCTTACCGGCGGCCTCCTCTTTCTCCGCAAGTCTCCCGAGAGTAAGGTTATTCAGTACCGAACAAGTTTCCTTGGAGTACCGAATAGCTCTCTCGAGAGTAATTGCAAAAGGAAGGTGCTCATACCCCGCCTCTTTCACATAGTTGAAGAGGTAGGGAAGCATCCCAGGTATCGAAGATCAGGCCTTGATGTCAAGTCAAGTCCCTTTCCAAGATACCGAAGAGTTTGGCCCCGCTGTCATCAGAAAGAGATGCTTGGGTGTACTCAAGTCTGATAAGGACTTTTTATTCCCGAACATCGAACGCAAGGCCTGTGAAACTTCATAGTCCGGAAGCGTTTCGCTAACCCCCGTAAAAGGGGCCACGATCGTTTCCAACTTAAGTTTTCCAGGGCACTTGATAATTCTGAAGACAGCCAACGAAGTAAGGACTAACCGAATTACTGCCGGGTCGCTTCCTTCACGTATTTTACTACGGAAGGGACCAGGTATTATCTTCGGGAGACCTCCAACCAGGGATAAAGGAAAATCATTCGTTGATTTAACTTCATTTCCT